AATAAAAGAAAACAAACATTATATACGTAAGGGTAGGATATGGAAATTTTTCAAAATGGCAGGTTCTCTACGGGTGAACCAGTGTATCAAATTGGTACAAAGAATGCTGATGGTACATATGAAGTTAAAGTTTTTGATTTGATGACAAAAGCACAAGCTGAAGCTAAAATGAAATCTATGGGGGTTAAAACAGAAACACCCAAACCCGCAGTCTCCACTAAAAAGTCAAAACCCAAGTACAATGATATGTCTAAATTAGAACTTGAAGCACTTATGCGCGAAGAGGGAATAGAATTAGACCGCCGTAAATCCAAAGCTAAACTTCTAGCAGAAGTAAAAGCACACTTTAAAGGTAAATAAATATGGCTACGTCGGGTACTACAGCGTTTAATATGGACTTTACGGAGATTGCTGAAGAAGCATGGGAACGTGCGGGTCGAGAAATGCGGTCTGGGTATGATCTTCGTACTGCTAGACGTTCTATGAATCTAATGACAATTGAGTGGCAAAACCGTGGGATAAACTTGTGGACTATTGATGAAGGCACTGTAAGCCTTACAAAAGGCACTGCTACTTATAATTTACCCGCTGATACTATTGACTTACTTGAACAAGTTGTACGTACAGGGAGTGGTACTACACAACAAGACCTCACAGTATCACGTATTAGTGTAAGTACCTTTGCTACTATTCCCAATAAGACTGATACTGGTAGGCCGATTCAAGTGTTTATTGAACGTCTGCGAGATCAACCACGTATTACTGTGTGGCCTGTCCCTAGCTCTAACGATTATACGTTTGTGTATTGGCGGCTGCGCAGGATCGAAGACGCTGGCTCTGGTACTCAAACAGCGGATATGAATTTCCGCTTCCTCCCGTGTTTAGTAGCGGGGCTGGCGTACCATATTGCCATGAAAGTACCTGATTTAGCGCCTCGTGTGGATATGTTAAAAGCAGAGTACGAAGCTCAATTTGTTTTAGCGGCGGGAGAGGACCGAGAAAAAACTCCGTTTCGATTTGTGCCTAATGTGATGAGGCCGTAATGGATCGTTTTGCATCTGCACGAAAAGCATTAGCAATATGTGATATTTGTGGGTTTTCCTACAAACTAAAAGAGTTACGCCCACTGTATGTAAAAGGAAATAATACAAATACGCTTGCGTGTCCTACGTGTTGGAATCCCGATCACCCGCAACTTAGTCTAGGAGAGTTTCCTGTAAATGATCCACAGGCGCTTCGTAACCCTCGTCCAGACACCGCTGAACTTGTTGCGGTGCGTAACGGACAGTATGGTTTTAATCCTGTAGGACTAAACGATCCTTTTAATTTGCAAGATAATAATTTAATTGCAGATGGAGGAGTAGGAGTTGTAATTGTAACAGTATCTGATTCTGGTAATGATAATATAACGGGAGTCAGCGCAAATGCATTAATGGGTTCTGTTACAGTTAATCCTACTACAACTACTCCAAGCTTTGACAGCACAACAACGACTTTAGACTCTACTACAGACACATTCGACGAAGGATAAGATATGGCTTTACAAAGTGTAGGAATAGGAAGCAGCGCAAACGATGGAAATGGTGATACTCTTCGTGCGGGTGCAACTAAGATAAATGCAAACTTTACAGAGATATATGCAGCACTAGGGAACGGCTCAACTCTTACCGACATAATAGATGCCAACGGTGTTATAGATGTAAGCTCTGGTGCTAATAAAATTGTATTTTACTACGGAGCTTTGAGTGATCTCCCAAGTGCTAGTACATACCACGGCGCGGTAGCCCATGTTCATGCGACTGGGGGCTTATATTTTGCACACGGTGGAGTGTGGATTCGAGTTAATGATGAGACAACTGGCCCTGTAACTAAATACACCACAGGAACAAACGGATCATCTGCTTATACTTTTACTGGCCCCGGTGCCACATCCGGAGACAATCCAAACTTTACTTTTTATAAGGGTCATACCTACTTAATTGACAATACAGCTAACGTAGGAAGTCATCCTTTGCAGATTAGAACATCTAATGGTGGTTCTGCTTTCACTACAGGTGTTACAGACAACTACAATTCAACAACAGGACTGACACAATTCATTGTGCCTCATGAACCTTCCGATACATCTTTGGTGTATCAATGCACAAGTCACAGTAGTATGGTAGGGAATATAACAATAGTGTAACAATGTATAATATCACGAGTTTCACTGGATTTGTCAGTTGAGTTATTGTAACAATGATGTAGGAGATTATTATGATGAAAAAAGGTTACAAAAAAGGCGGTAAGGTAAGTACACCTGTTAAAACTGCAAAAACCCCTAAAAAAACTAATGGGGTAAAAGTTCGCGGTACAGGTGCCGCTACAAAGGGTTTATACGCAAGAGGGCCAATGGCATAGCGCATGAATTATACTGAGTTAAAAACAAACATAGAGGACATCTGTGAAAATACATTTACAGATGCTCAACTCGCTATGTTTACTCAGCAAGCAGAACAGAAAATATACAATTCTGTGCAAATACCAGCGTTACGTAAGAATGTAACTGCGGCGTTAACAGCTAATAACAAGTATTTAGCACTACCTGCGGACTATTTATATACGTATAGTTTGGCAATTGTTGATAGTTCTGATAATTATATATACCTATTAGATAAAGACGTTAATTTTATTCGAGAAGCGTACCCAAATCAAACTACCGCAGGTGTGCCAGTGCATTATGCAAATTTTGATGATACTGCTTTTATTTTAGGGCCAACTCCAAATGCAACATACGCAGCAGAATTGCATTATGGCTACTATCCACAGTCTATCGTGGACGCAAATACTACTTGGCTTGGAGAAGAATTTGATTCAGCGTTGCTTAACGGTGCGTTAGTTGAGGCCATACGTTTTATGAAAGGTGAGCAAGATATGGTAGATATGTATAACAAAATGTATGTTCTATCTATTGGGCTGCTTAAAAATCTTGGTGATGGTAAGCTACGTGGGGATACCTATCGTTCTGGGCAACCAAGAACCATAGTTAGTTAGGAATAAATAACAATGTTTAAAATAGACGTAAGTGTACCACAACATGAACCGATTGTAGGTGTAAAGACTACTGATAATCGTGGTTTTACACCTGAAGAATTAGCGCAGCAATGCGTAGAAAAAGTAATTTCGGTTTCTGATAGCGCCCATCCTGGGATAAGAGACCAAGCTCGTGCTTTCTCAAAGCACGTTGAGAAGCTTGTCGCATATTATATGAGGCAGGCTATTCGCAGTGACCGTACAACAGTGTGTAACGCGCTTGTTGATGCAGGTCATCCCCAACTGGCTGAACTTATAAGGAGACTTTAACATGGCCTTTTCTGGAAACTTTATGTGTACTTCTTTTAAGCAAGAGCTGCTTACGGGAAGTCATAACTTTACAAACTCATCAGGAGATACTTTTAAATTAGCTCTATACGACAACAGTGCTTCATTTAATGCAGCAACTACAGCATACACATCATCTAACGAGGTATCAAACTCTGGAACATATTCTGCGGGTGGTGGTACTCTTACAAACGTAACACCAACAACTTCAGGCACTACAGCTTTGACTGACTTTGCGGATCTTACATTTACATCTGCAACAATTACTGCTCGAGGTGCGTTAATCTATAACACAACTACAGGCTCAGGATCTAATACTACAGATACAGTTGTTGTGTTGGACTTTGGATCTAATAAAGCTTCTACAGCAGGTGATTTCCAAATCGTATTTCCAACGGCTGACGCATCTAACGCAATTATTCGTATCGCGTAGGGGCTATAAGTGGCTGACGTTGTTGTTCTTCTTTCTGGAGGCTGGGGGTCTGATGGCTGGGGCGTAACCGCTTTTGGTCAAGATGATGTTCCAGCACTTCCGTCAGCAATAACAGCTAGTGTTGGTTCTGTAACTACTTCTGGCTCTGCAACTGTCCCCGTTACAGGGTTGTCAGCCACAGGTCAGGTTGCACAAGTTGCTGCGCAAGGGGTATCTCTTGTACATGTCACAGGCGTGCAGGCCACAGGTGAAGTAAACCATATTCGATTTGATGCGTTAGTATCGTTTACTGGGTGGGGTAGAGGTTCGTGGGGCGAAAGTTCTTGGGGGCAAAATGTTACTCTTCCTGCCCTAACAGCTAGTGTTGGTACAGTATCCGTTGACGGTAGTACCGCCATATTTACAACTGGGTTTGAGATTACCTCCTCTGTTGGGACTGTTACGGCTACTGCAGGTACAGGAGTCACTGTAAACCTTGTTGGGTTCGGCACAACCGCTAGTGTTGGATCAGTAGTAGCTACAGGCGGTGCAGACGCCTCTGTTACTGGCCTTGCTGCAACTACGGCTGTTGGTACAGTGACTCAACGGACTGGTCAGGCGGTGCCTGTTAATGGGCCGAATGCCGCGCAAACAGCAGTCTCTAGCGGCACTACTGTCACAGGTAACGCAGTAGTATCCGTAACTGGACTAGAGGCTAGCGTTTTAGTAAAAGGTGTGTTAGTTTGGGGTGAAATTATTCCAGATGATGGCACTGTTTGGACAGAAATTATAGCAGCGTAAGGGTAAAAACAAATGGCAACCTACACAACAAACGGTGGTATTAAGAAAATTACCACAGGGGATGAATCCGGAACATGGGGTACGTCAACTAATACAAACTTTGATATTATTGACCGCCTAGCGGTAGGTGTTGGAGATATTACACTCTCAGGAACAACGCATACACTAACCACAGCAGACGGATCTGCATCTGATGGGCAATACCATGTTCTTGTATTAGGTGGATCACCTTCTGGCACAAATACTATTACGATTGCGCCTAATAATTCAAAAAGATTGTATCTTGTGAAAAACAACTCTGGGCAATCAGCCATAATTTCACAAGGCTCTGGTGCGAATGTGACAATAGCAAACGGAAAGTCTGCGATTGTATACGCTGATGGCGCAGGATCTGGCGCAGCGGTGGTAGATCTTACATCTACATTCGCTTCTGTACCTGTCACAGGCGGCTTATTAGCTGCAAACAATTTATCAGATGTTGCGAATGCAGGAACATCTAGATCGAACTTAGGGCTTGCAATAGGCACAAACGTGTTGGCTTATGACGCAAACCTACAGGCTTTTGTAACGGCTCTTACCCTACCTACATCCGATGGATCAAGTGGGCAGGCGTTGGTTACAAATGGTAGTGGTACTATATCTTTCGGTAGTGCTGGTATCTCTATGGGCAAGGCTATTGCCGCTTCAATTGTGTTTGGCTAAAGGAGATAAACAATGTCAGCACCTAATATCGTCAATGTGGCAACCATCACGGGGAAAACGGCTTACGTGAAACTTTCCTCTACAAGTGCCACTACTATCTTGAGTAACGCTGCTTCAAGCAGCAAAGTATTTAAAGTAAATTTTATACAAATAGCAAATGTTGATGGCTCAAACGCAGCTAACATTACATTAACCGTTAATTCTGAAGACGATGGTGGGGGCACGGCGTATGCGTTAGCATCTACGATTAGTGTACCTGCTGACAGTTCGTTTCTTGCGTTGGATAAAAACTCCGCAATGTATCTTGAAGAAGACAAATCTATAGTAGCTACAGCAAGTGCCGCTAACGACTTGGAAGTTGTAGTAAGTTACGAAGAAATCTCATAGGTGGTAACATGGGTAGATATCCGGGTGGTATAATTAAAACAACTGAAGCAACTACAACTTCTGGGGTTTTTACAACAGATGAAGTGTACCAAAGTGTGAATGCTGGAGTGCCTGCAGGTCAAACTGATTTAACAGGGGCGGGAGTTTCAACGTGGACATGTCCCAAAGGTGTAACAGAAATAAGCTTTTGCGGTATTGGCGGTGGGGGCGGGAGTAGTATAGTTTATGCTAACTGGCCCGGAACCATCAACGCTGGAGGTGGTGGTTACCTAACTTATAAAAATACCATATCTGTAACGCCGCACAGAACCTATTTTATATCGACAGGAGCGGCTGGGTATGGACAGCAGCCACTTTCTAACACGAGTAACTATGTTAACTCCGCCTATCCATCACCAGAGGGTGGTCATACAGCGTGGGCGCAAGGGACAGTAGCCCTTGCCTGTGGAGGTGGAGGTAGCACTGGAACTAATGAAGGCGGATCTCTACACCAAATCGCAACAACGAACTATGATGCTAACAAACAATATAGAGGTTATGGCGGCGGCGGTAATTTTGCTGTGTACAATGACCCCAATAACGAAAATTATAGTTGGACAAATGCTGCTAAATATAAGCATAGAACAACGCTTCCTTTACGAATAGGTGATGGTGGTGGAGATGGAGCACCTGCTGTTAGATCAGGATACAATGCTGTTAATGCAGGCGGCGGCGGTGCTGGCGGTTATATAGACGGTGCTTACGGAAGCGTTACAACACTTTACTCAGAAGCCATTGGCGGCGGCGGTGTTGGTGGTAGTATATCCTCACCCGCACCCGGCACGAGCCTTCAAGATCTTGGTAGTGGAGCTTCTCAAGTTCCTATGCCTAATAGTGGTGGTTCTACTGGTGGAAATGGCAACAGCTCAAGTTATTCAAGCGCTAGTCAAGGTGGTTATGGAGGCAGCACTAAAACTGGTGGAAGAGGAACTACCCCAACAATGCCGGGCGGTGCAGGAACTAATGGTACTGGGGGGTCTGCTGATAGCGACGGGTTAGCTGGAGGTGGTGGCGCGGGTTCTGGTAGTAGAAGCCAAGGATTAGCTACATTTAACTGGCGAAGCTATGGAGGTGTTACTGGAATAGCGGGTTGCGCAAGAATAATATGGTCAGGGTCGAGTGGCACAACGAGAGCGTACCCTGCTACGAATACAGGAGATGTGTAATGCACTATAATTACTATATTTACTTAGATCAAAACGGCAATCCTATTAACTTGCCTTTGCTAAAAGAAAATTTATCCCAAGTACTGCCAAATCTAGACTTTAATAATTTACCTTCTAACTTAGCTCCTTTTGAACAGTTATCTGCAGAACCTATTGGGGTATACCAAGTGCTAATCAACCCAGATGAGTTTTTTGTAAAAGAGAGCGATGGGGTAGTTAGAAATAGACGCAATATAAGAGATATGACAGCCGAAGAAAAAGCAGCTAAAATAGCAGAGGCTAAAGCTGCTAAAATTGAAGGTACTCCTGATAGTTGGACTTTTAATGAAACATTGTGCGCGTTTCACCCACCAGTGCCTTATCCAGAAGATTTAGATACAGGAAAGTGGTGGTGGAATGAAGATGCAACCGCTTGGGAAGAATCATCCAAGATAACAGATGATGATGGAAACGAGATATACGACCCAAGAGTTGTAAAACCGGGAGACTAATAATGCCAAGATTTTTAGGTGGTGTAATGAACACTACAGGGGTAGTTCCAGCTAATTTTGCTTACAACACTTCGTTGAATGGTTTATTTGATATGAAAAATCAAGTACAGTCCAACGGATCGGGTGTTTGGCCCACTGCTGGTAAAGCAGGTAGGGGGTATAATTTATATTATAGTAGTACCCCGGGTGCAGGCAGTGATACGGCGTCCACATGGACAGTTCCTACTGGAGTTACGAGTGTATCTATACTCTGCGTTGGAGCTGGTGGATCAGGCGGTATATATAGAGTTGGTAGCGGGTATACTCAATGCGGAGGCGGAGGCGGAGGCGGAGGCGTCAGATGGCTCAATGATTACGCTGTTACCCCCGGAGAACAACATGCCGTACAAGGTGGAGGTGGTGGCGGTATTCAATCTGATCCTAGTTATTATGGCACTCAAGCAGGGCAAAATGGTGGAAACTCTTTTTTCAAAAACACAGGCGGTTCTGTTGTATTGCAAGCTAACGGTGGAACTGGTGGACTAGTAGGTGGTGGAACCGCTGCTGGTGGAGGTGGGTCTGGTGGTACTGGCTATGCTGGTGGTACTGGCGGCAAAGGCTCAAGTGGAAGTTCATTAAGCT